GAAGGCGCCATGATCCTACCGACGCGTGAGGTTGTGGCATCCATAGAAGCCGCGCGCTGGTCCCCCGATCCCGAAACCACCGCAACCCTTGAATTCATCGTTGTTTCCCTGACCGCTCCCGATGCGGAAGGGATCTGCGAGCTGCAACGGATCTATGAGCGTTGCGCCTTCGAAGCCGAGCGCGACGAGGCTGTCGGGGCCATCGGCTTTCGCCTGGCAGCGGCGCGACGCAGGCACGTCTACGTCTGGTTCATGGCGGATTGCCCGGATGATGGCTGGTGTAGTTTTCATCTGGTTCTTAGTGACCGGCCGATTACCCGCGAAGACGTCCGACGAAAGGCCAAGCGGCGGTTCAGCCTGAACCTGCTGAAAGAACGCTCCGAGTGGATTGGATACGAAAAACCCCCCGCCGGTGAGGGCGAGGGGTTTGATGGTTAGCTAGCTTTTTTCCACCTGAGTTCGGCCAGTTGCCGGGCCGGGTTGGTCTGAACCGGGACGATCCGGTTGTCTCGCAGCGTCCGTGCAAAGCCGAACGAGGCGAAGACGTTCACGAGGCTGATGAAGAAGCAGGCAGGCCACAAGGCCCATGCCGGCGCCAGATCATACGTCGTATTGAGATGCTCGAGCCCGATGTGGTTCAAGCCAGCCTCAATGCAGCAGAAGCCTACGGCAAGAATGCCAGCGACAACTGCGGTGAACCAGTTCCGCGTTTCCCAGGCTTCCTGAACCCGGCCAACGGCCTTGCTCAGGAGGAACACGATAACGGCCATTGCAACCGTCAGGAGTGTTCCGGGAAGCCAACCCTTGGCCCAGAAGCCTAAGGTGGCGGTGACAACTGAAAGTCCAACGAACGCAAGGCAGGCTTGGCTTTCAAACGGACGGTCTTCGGTATATTTCGTATTCATAGCGGGGTCCTTTCCCGTTAGGGGCTGGAGAAACACGGTTCGAGCCGTGCCAGCCCCGATTGATTGTCAAACATCACAGCGCTTCACAGCGCATGTCCCAAACATACGCATTCGCCTGTTGCGGGATACGTTACAGCCTCAAGTTACTTGGCTGTCTCCAAATCAACAGTTCGTGAAGTGACGCAGAGGAAGGCAAGTAATGGCCTACCCCAACCCGCTTATCCGATACCGCGAGAACAACCGCGAAATCTTGCGCGGCGTCACTAAAGACCATCGTGTTGGGAGGTTCGTCTTGCAACAGCGCGAGAACGAGACAGGCAAAGCCGTCCTTGACTTCACCGATGTCCTAAACGGCGCAACGATTACTGCCGCTGTCACTGACAGCAACATCAGCGGATCCGTCGCGGTCTCATCCGGCCAGGTCACGCTGACCACAACTGGCCTCGGAATGGGATACGGCGACACTGACGTGACCGTGACGTTCTCGGATGGCCGCGTGCGCATCGAGAAGCTGCGGTATGTCGAGGTGAACGGGAACTGGCGCAGCGATTACGGTTGGACGTACGCGTCCTGAACGTTTTGAAAAGCATTCATTGAACCATGTCACGCGGCGGAGCACGACCAGGAGCGGGGCGAAAACCCGGCTCGAAGGCGCAGGCGACCAAACAGGCGCTTGAGGCAGTCGGCCAAGGCGAGATGCCGCTCGAGTACATGCTGCGCGTGATGCGCGACCACACCGCAGACGAGAAGCGCCGTGACGCGATGGCTCAAGCCGCCGCCGCGTTCATCCATCCCAAGCTCTCAAGCATAACCGGGACATTCTCGCACAAGCATGAGCCAAGCGAACTTAGCGATAGCGACCTCGCACATATCGCCACAAGCGGCAGCGTTGGAGCTTTTGAAACGCCGGAAGGCCCGAACGGGTCTGATCCCGTTCACTAGCTACACGAACCACGCCTATGAGCCCGCGCCGCCACATTCGGAGATAGCCGAGAAGCTGGAAGCGGTTGAACGGGGCGAGATCGATCGGCTGATGATCTTCATGCCGCCAAGGCACGGCAAGTCCGAACTGGCGTCGAGGCGCTTTCCCGCCTGGTACATGGGCCGGAACCCGCAGAAGCAAATTATCGCGGCCAGCTACAACTCGGACCTAGCCTCGGACTTCGGGCGCGAGGTCCGCAACATCATCCGCACGAACGAGTTCTCCCGCCTCTTCAACGTGAAGCTGGCGGAAGACAGCCGAGCGGCCGGCAGGTGGAACACGGACGCGGGCGGCGCTTACGTTGCGGCTGGTGTCGGCACGGCCGTCACTGGTCGCGGCGCTCACATCCTGCTGATTGACGATCCGGTGAAGGATCGCGAGGAAGCCGAGAGCGAGCTGCGGCGCGAGACGATCTGGAACTGGTACACATCGACCGCTTACACCCGCCTGATGCCGGGCGGGGCCGTCATCCTGATCCAGACGCGCTGGCATGAGGACGATCTCGGCGGGCGGCTCCTCGAGGCTGAAGGCAACGGCGGTGACAAGTGGGTCAAGGTCAACCTGCCTGCCATCAAGGACGGCCAGGCGCTCTGGCCTGAACGCTACAACGTCGACGCATTGAAGCGCATCAAGGCTGCAATCGGGCCGCGCGACTTCGAAGCGCTCTACCAGCAGAACCCGACGCCTGACGACGGCACGTTCTTCCTGCGGGACTGGTTCAAGCGCCACGACGATGCGCCGGCCAAGGGCCACATCTACATCACGAGCGATTACGCGGTGACAGAGGACGGCGGCGATTGGACCGCGCATCTCGTGTGGAACTATCACGAGGACACGCTGACGCTGATCGATGGCTGGACAGGCCAGACCTCGGCGGATGTGTGGATCGAAGAGCTGTTGCGGCTGGTCAAGCAGCACAAGCCGCTCTGCTACTTCGGAGAGGCTGGCGTGATCGTCAAAGCGGTCAAGCCGATGCTGACGCGCCGCATGAACGAGCTGCGTGTGTTCGCGCGCACTGAGTGGATACCGAGCATCTCGGACAAGCCGACCCGCGCCCGAGCATTCCAGGCTCGCGCTGCGATGGGCAAGGTAAGCCTGCCGAAGACGGATCTGGGCGAGAAGGTGCTTAACCAGCTTCTGAGCTTCCCGGCTGGCAAGCACGACGACCTGGTCGATACCTGCGCCTTGATGGGCATGGTGATCGACATGGCGCACCCAGGCTTCACGCCTGCCGCGCCTCAACCATTGACGCGACCACGCGACTACAGGCCCCCACCAAAGGCGGACAATTGGCGAGTATTGTGAGTTTGTCGCCCAAGCCCGAAGCGGGCGAGGACGGCGCCGAGCGCATCCGGAAGATGGTGCGCGAGTATCTCGATACGATGGAAGAAGCCCGCGACCGCTCGGCCCTTCATCGCGACTATTACGACGGCAAGCAGTGGACGAAAGAAGAGATCGCCACGCTGAAGCAGCGCGGCCAACCGCCTATCGTCTTCAATCGCATCAAGCGCAAGGTGGACAGCATCCTCGGCGTCGAGCGCAACAGGCGCACCGATCCCAAGGCCTACCCGCGCACGCCTCGAGACGAGCAGAGCGCCGACATCGTCACGCAGGCGCTGCGGTTCGTGAGCGACCAGACGCGGCTCAACAACATCTTCAGCGGCGCTTTTGAGTGCGGGATGATCGAGGGCGCTGGTGCGGCCGAAGTCATCATGGACGGGCCGGAAGACATTCGCGTCAACCTGATCCCTTGGGACGAGTTCATCTTCGATCCGAGAAGCAGCCGCCACGATTTCAGCGATGCGCGCTACCTCGGCGTGCTGAAGTGGATGGACGCTGACGACGCAATCGCGCTGTACCCCGACAAGGGCAAGGAGATCGAGGCGGGCATCACCGGCAGCGAGAAAGCCTTCGTTGCGGACCAGTCTGTTGACGACAAGCCGTCTTCGGGGACGTGGATCGACCGCAAGCGCCGGCGCGTCCAGGTCTGCCAGCTCTATTACAAGCAGGGCGCGGAACACAATTACGCGGTGGTTGTCGGCTCAACGCTCGTCATGGACGGGCCGAGCTACTACCGCGACGAGAAGGGCAAGACCGTCTGCCCCATCGAGGCGTTCAGCGCCTACGTGGACCGCGAGAATTGCCGCTATGGCGTTGTCCACGACATGCGCGGGCCGCAGGACGAAATTAATCACAGGCGTTCGAAGGCCGTTCACTTCCTGCACTCGCGCCGCGTCATGGCGCAGCAGGGAGCCGTTGCTGACGTCGGGCAGGCCAAGCGCGAGATTGCCCGGCCGGATGGCTGGGTGGAGGTTGTAGACCCGCAAGCCGTGCAGGTTCTCGACACGCAAGCCGAGACGATGGGCAACCTGAACATGCTTCAGGAAGCCAAGACCGAGATCGACCTGCTTGGCCCCAACAATGCGCTGCAAGGCAAGGGCAATGAGGGCCAATCCGGACGCGCTATCATTGCCCAGCAGCAGGCAGGACTTGCCGAGCTCGCGCCGCTGTATGACCGGTTCAATGATTTCAAGTTGCGCGTCTACCGGGCGACGTGGGCGCGGATCAAGCAATTCTGGAAAGCACCCAAATGGGTGCGCATCACGGACGACGAGCAGGCCACGCAGTTTATCGGGCTGAACCAGGTGCAGGTAGACCCGATGACGGGCCAGCCGATGGTGCAGAACGCTGTCGCGCAGATGGACGTTGACGTGATCCTCGAGACGGGACCGGACACTGTGACGTTGCAGTCCGAAGAGTTCGAACAGCTAGCCCAGATCATGCCGCAGCTTGCAGCCCTGCCGCCTCCCTATGCGCTGGCGCTGATCGAGGCGAGCAGCCTGCCGGCGCAGCGCAAGAAGAAGATGACGGAGCTGCTGAGCGGCGGTGGCGAGCAAAGCCCCGAGGCGCAGGCAATGGCGCAGAAACAGGCGCAGATGCAGGAACGCGCTGCAATGGCCGAGATTGCGACAAAGGAGAGCTCTGCCGCGCTGAACATGGCGAAGGCGCAGAACGAGGGCGCCCTTGCGCAGTCCAACATTGAGCTAGAGCGCGAGCGGATGACGGCCGAACAGGTCAAGGCGCAGGGCGAGACGGCTATCAAGGCGCAGGAACTACAGATCAAGCAGCAGGAGCTGCAATTCAAGCTGGCCGAACTGGACCTGAAGCGCGCTGAACTCGGGCTGAAGCAGCAGGAACTGGCGGCGAATGTCGAGATGGAACGCGAGCGTTCCGCGCTGACCGAGCGCATGGCCGACCGTCAGTCGATGGCTGAAGACAACCGCGCGCAACGCGAGGCGTCGAAGCCCAAGGAAACCGAGAAGCCGGACAAGAGCGGGGATGCTGTAGGCATGGGCCTGCAAGCCCTGGCCGCTGCATTGAGCAAGCCGAAGTCAATCGTCCGCGGTGCGGATGGCAAGCCGATAGGGATTGAATAATGAGCAAGGGCAACACCTTCGAAAACGAGCTGCTTCTGCACATCTTCAACAATAGCGACATCGCGCTGATCGGGGACGCAACCGGCCTTCGTGGCTCGTCCACGGCTGGCTCGCTCTATGTGTCGCTCCACACTGGCGATCCTGGCGAGGCGGGCAACCAGACCACGAACGAATGCGCGTATACGAGCTATGCGCGGGTTGCTGTGGCGCGTTCGGGCTCTGGCTGGACGGTCAGCAGCAACACCGTAACCAACGCGGCGCTGATCCAGTTCCCGCAATGCACGGGCTCGTCCGAGACGGCCACGCACTTTGCAATTGGCACGGCGTCAACCAGCACGGGCAAGATACTCTACAAGGGCGCGCTGTCGGCTTCGCTGGCGATTTCGTCAGGTATCCAGCCGCAGTTCGGCGCCGGTGAACTTGACGGCAGCGAGGACTGAGCGTGGCGGGCTTCCGCAACCTTCGCGCATGGTCTGATGCGGACAACGCGGGCCAATGCCATTTCACCAGCTTCCGCAAGGCTGTGTCTTCGACGGCGACGACAACGAACGCATGGATTGACTACAGCTACTTTCCGGGTGCGCCGACTGCCAACTTCTACGCATCCTCACCGCTTGAAGCGGCCTATGTGGATGCGGCGCGCGGGATCTACGTCCCGACCGTAACGCCTGCAACGCAATGGCTGCGCAACCTCAAGCTGATGAGCGCGGCAAGCAGCACGACAAGCACGACGAATGGCAGGCAGCAAATCGTGTTGGCAGACCTGCTGATGTACTATCCGTTCGTGGATACTGACGCGGTAGGCGAACAGCAGGACATGATTCAGACGGTGTCGCTGCCTCGCTACACGAGCGGGCGCGTCATCGCAGTAGGGCAGTCTGCAAGCTCAACGAACGGCGTCTTCACGTTCAGCTATACCAATCAGGACGGGACAGCGGGCCGCACATCGCAGGCGCACAATACGTTTGTGGTCGCAGGTGGCGGGCAGGTAGTGGCGTCGAGTGTCGGCCTTGCGACGAGCTATCACCCCTATCTCTCGCTGCAAGGCAGTGACAGCGGCGTCCGGTCAATCGAGAGCGTGACCTTCACGGCTGGCGGTGGCGGGCTAATGGCGCTGGTCATCGTGGCGCCCATCCTAGAGTGCTTTCTGACACAGGAAGCCCGGCGCGGGACAACGGACAGTTTCGGGGCGTGCGACGAGTTCGCTTCGGTCATCAATCACAGGCCGCGCCAGATCAAGGACGGCGCAGTGCTCAACCTATTCGCAGCCGGTCACGCTGGCTCCCTCGCCTCGTCGATCCTGGCGGGCCTTCTTGAAACAACGTGGAACTGACGCATGGGCTGGTCTTCACAGGACGACCTAATTAACCAGATCACGACCAACGGCAAAACAGGCAACGCGTTTTCCAACAAGACGCTGTCATCTGCCGGAACCGCTGGTCACTGGACGCTGCTTGCAGGTCATGCCGGTGCGCCGATCGCTGCGACGTTTGCGGGTACTGACCTTACCTACGTCCCGACCGATGACACATGGGGCGAAGGCACGCTCTATCATGGCGGCAACGTCTCGACCGCGACAAAGCATTTCCTGACGGCTGGCGCGTCGGTTGTCGCGGCTGCGGGTGCGCCTTGGTATCTGATGGCGATTGACCTTGTGGGCTATGTCCCGCTGTCAGGCACGAACGTTTCGACTACCGGCACAAAGACCGTGACGATGACGGCCATCGGATCGGGCGGCGGCACGGGCGACCGATATGCGGCAGGCGCTGGGCTTGAGATGTTCGTTGCGGCAGATACGGCGCTGGGCGCAAACGCTCCGACGTGCATTGTCAACTATCTCGACACGGGCGGCGGTGCAGGGGCGACAACCACATTCACAAGCACGGCTTCGCTGGGCATCGGGCAGCTTCTGAACTCAGGCAACGCGGCGAACAAATACAACCCGTTTCTCCCCAAGGCTGCGGGCGATACGGGCATAAGCGACATTGTCTCGCTCGTCTGGGCTGGTACGGCTCACGCATCGGGTACGGTCATCATCGGCTTGTGCAAGCCGTTGTGGACGATCCCTGTCCCCGCAACCGGCCTCTACACAAAGCTGGACTTCGTGAACGCCTTCCCATCGCTGCCGCGCATCAGGGACGGGGCGAACATTCAATTCCTGCTCTACCAGACCGCTGCGACGACTTCCGGCGGTACGATCATGGTCGACTTCGATTGGGGATATGGCGGCTGATGGCGCTGCTTCAGAACGGCTTCCGCGACGCGTCGGCGGGCGTTCGTATCTTCGGGGCGACACAGAGCAACAACGCTTATCCGCCTGCGCTTCAGGGCAACAACAACAAGGCGGGACCGCGTCGTAACATCTTCACGGCTCAAGGCTATTCGGCCAAGTCGGGTATCCCGAGCGGCCACCTGCATCCGTCAAGCTGGATGCTGCCTCAGAAGCCTGGCGGTCTGTCTAGTCACTCGGAAAGCATCGGCGTAGCGAGCTGGTCTGGCGGGATTGCTGCGGGCCGGAACATCGTCGGCACGTTCGATGGCGCGGCGACGTTCACTGGCACGGGTCAGCTTGTCGTTTCGGGTGTCGGCTCGTTTGCCGGTGTCGGGGCCTTCTCAGGCAACGTCACGGCGGCTCTGGGTGCGGTTGGATCATTCACAGGCGCTGCGACGTTCTCAGGCGCTGTGGTGGCGACCGGACACATGCTTGGGGCCTTTACGGGTGTCGCAAGCTTCGAGGCGATCCGGTATGCGACGGGGTCCGTGTCGGGTTCATTTGCCCCGGCCATCACGCTGGAGGCGCAAGGCTTCTCGTCCTACCTGCTCGATCAGGAAGACGTTGAGACGGGCCTGACACTGAGGCAGGCGCTGCGTCTGGTGACGGCGGCGACGGCGGGCAAGATCAGCGGCGGCGGGACGGCGACCATCACCATACGCAATGCGGTGGCTGACGGTGCAGACCGCATCGTCGCAACGGTGGACACGGACGGGAACAGAACCGCCATAACCTACGACCTCGACTGATGGCTAACTTCTTCTCAGCCGACTACTGGAAGGCGCTCTACTTCAAGGCGGCGGGCGGGCAGGAAACTGCAACCGATCCAAACGCCATGTCTGGCAGCTTTGCGGGCTCGTCCTCATGGACGGGAACGCTCACCGGCGAAGGCACTGAGGAAGTCCAGTCGCGCTCACAAGGCGGCTTTGAAGACCCCTACTATTACAAGAAGCGCAAGAAGAAGCAGCCAGAGCCCGTCTCCAAAGGCTTCGGGGACGATTGGCAACCGCCAACGCCACGGCCGGCAATACCGCCGATGGCAGCGCAGCAGATCATTGCGCGCCAGGATGCAGCCTTCGCGAGAACGCAGGCCGCGATTGTCGCGGCGCTTGAGCAATACGACCGGCAACGCGCCGAGGCATTGGCCCGCGCTGCGCAGGAACAGGAAGACGAAGACGAGGCAATCCTGCTGCTGATGGCGGCGTGATTTCAGAAGGTGATTTATGGCGCAGTCAAACGTCAGTGACACAGCAAGCAGCACTTTGCTTCTGGCGTCGAACAGCGAACGCAAGGGCGTGGCGATCTGGAACGACAGCACAGCCGTTCTCTACGTGCTGTTGAGCAGCGGCACGGCAAGCGCGACGGTGGCGACGGCCAAGATTGCGGCCGACGGCTATTACGAGACGCCCCCGACCTACACGGGCGCCATCTTCGGCATCTGGGCGTCGGATGCTTCTGGCGCTGCACGCATTACGGAGTGGTAGCGCGTGCCTCGCTTCGTCACGGTCAACAACGTCGGCAGCTACACAAGGCGCGCTGGCGGGATTAATGATCTTCTCAGCCAGGCCACGTCCGCACTCGGCGGCGTCCAGCCGCTCCACTATTGGGACTTTACCACGAACCGCGCGCTGTTTGCCGGTGCTGACGTTGGCGCTGTTACAGCCACGCCGGGCTGGTCTTTCACGCGCGCCACGGTCGGATCAGCGGAAGACCTTGCGGGCAACATCGTGCAGTTTTCTTCTGGCCAGATACGCCGCACAGATCGCGGCCTTCTCATTGAGGGTGCGCGGACCAACCTGTTTCTCAACAGCGCGACCGGCTCAACGCAAAGCATCACCGTCACCGCTGCGGCTCACACGTTGAGCTTTCGGGGAACGGGGACGATCACGCTAACAGGCACATCAACGGCGGGGCCTCTGGTTGGCTCTGGCGCGAATACCCGCGTCACCCTGACATTCACCCCTACAGCGGGCTCGCTCACCCTGACCGTGACGGGCTCGTGTACCAACGTACAGCTAGAGCTAGGCGCATTTGCCTCAAGCTGGATACCCACTGCTGGGACGAGCGTGACGCGCAACGTAGACCTAGCGGCGGTTTCCTCGCCCGGCGTCACATATCCGCTCAGCCTTTTTGTGTGGATTGATCGCTCGTCTGACAGCGGCATTGGAAGCGTCTTTTTCGAAGTGGACAACAACACCAACGACGAGCGAGCGGCCATCGTCGTCAACGCGGCAGACCTGCCCACAGCATCTTCAACCAACGCCGCTGTCGTGCAGTCATCAATTTCGATTGGCAGCGCGCTCGCCACGGGCGTTTCATCTAAAGCTGCTGGGCGCTACGCACTGAATGACATGCAGGCAGCGCGGGACGGCGCGCTCGGCACAGCCGATACAGTCGCCACCCTGCCGGTCACGCCCACTTTCATCCGGTTTGGCGAGATTGCATCAACCGGCGTTCCCGCTTGGGGCTACATCCGCCGCGCCGCTATTTTCAACAGCGCGCTGGCTGATGCCGCGCTGCAAGCTGTCACAACCTGAAGCAATCACAGACACAATTCGAGATGCAAGACCCGCCCTGATCAGGCGGGTTTTTTCGTACCCGCCGCCGGGGTCAATCGGGCGTCAAACAGGACGCCGCTGTTTCGGGCGATTGCGTGACGACGACGAAAGGTCGAACGATGAGTGACGAGAAACTGAACTTTCTGGACGCTGAAGAACCGGCAACGCCTGCGCCTGAGCCATCCGCTCCGGTCATCGAAGCCGAGAAGCCAGCCGCACCCGAGCCCGAGCCGCAAGGCGATGGCAGGGCGCGCGATCCGGAAACAGGGCGTTTCGTTCCCATCTCCGCGCTTCTAGACGAGCGCGACAAACGACAAGCCGAGACTGCAAAGCGGATAGACCTCGAAGCCCAACTCCAACGCTACCAGCAACCGCAACAGCCTGAGCAGATACCGACTGACCCCTCTGGGATCATTCAGTACGCGCTGGCTGAACAGCAGCGCATCGCCTTCAACGAACGCCTCAACACATCCGAGCTGATGGCCCGACAGGCCCACGGCGAGGACATCGTGAGCGAGGCGCAACAGGCGTTTCTTGCCGCTGTCGGTCAAAACCCGATGCTTCAGCAACAACTGCAAGGCCAGATCCATCCATACGATTTTGTCGTCAAATGGCACAAGCAGCACAAGCTGATGTCAGAGATCGGGCAAGACCCGGAAGCCTGGCGAAAGAGCGAAGCCGAGAAGATCCGCGCGCAGGTACTGGCTGAACTTCAGGGCCAAGGCGTCTCGCCGGCCCCATCGTCACAGCAACCCCCGCCGAGTGTGGTCGGAAGACCAGCGGCAGCGAGAGCAGGCACGGTTCCCACGGGACCGGGCAACGCTTTCGATAACCTATTCAGAGGATAACCAATGTCAGAAGTCATGCTGGCTTCTGCTTCTGAGAAACAGAAGTGGATCAGCCAATACTACGCTGAGTACGTTCGCAATTCCGGCTTCAAGCCCTACATGGGCAAGTCGTCTTCCAGCATCATCATCGCCAAGTATGAGCTGCAAGAGGAAGCCGGTAAAACCATCAACATCCCCCTGATCACCAAACTGGTTGGACAGGGCGTAACCGGCGCAACCTCTCTCGACGGCAACGAAGAAGAGCTTGGCAACTACAACTGCGGCATTAGCGTCGATTGGCGCAGGAACGCGGTGCGTATTCCCAAATCAACGTCTTACAAGACCGAGATCGATCTTTTCGGCGCTGCAAAAGACATGCTGCGCACATGGGAAGCGGAGAAGCTGCGTGATGATGTCATCAAGGCCATGCTGTCCGTGGTCACCACGGGCGACACGACCGTGCTTCTGGCCTCGTCAAGCGCTGCGAACCGCAACGCTTACGCGGCTGCGAACTCGGACCGCCTGCTGTTCGGCAAGCTCAAGTCGAACTACTCCGCGACCTGGGCCACTGCGACGGCAACCCTCGACACGACCGACGACAAATGCACGGTTGCGTCGATGTCGCTGGCGAAGCGCATCGCAAAGTCGGCTGACCCCCATATCCGCCCGTACAAGACAGCGGACGGCCGGGAATACTACGTGGCGTTCCACGGGGCGCGGACGTTCCGCGACCTGAAGGCTGACACCACGATGACGCAAGCGAACCGTGAGGCTCGCTCGCGTGAAGGCTCTGGCATGGACGACAACCCGATCTTCCAGGACGGTGACCTGCTCTATGACGGGATCATCCATCGCGAAGTTCCCGAGATCGACGACATCGCATCGACCGGCACCTACAACCTCACCAACGCCGGCGCTTCGGGAACAACGGACGTTCGTCCGGTCTTCCTGTGCGGCGCGCAGGCTGTCGGCATCGCATGGGGTCAGGAGCCGACCCCGCGCACGGACATGCAGAAAGACTACCAGTTCCGTCCTGGCGTCGCCATCGAGGAACTGCTTGGCGTGAAAAAACTGGCGTACAATGGTAAGCAACACGGCGTTGTGTCGTGCTTCTTTGCCGCCGCTGCTGACTCGTAAGGAGCATTGAACAATGGTTGCTGAAACACTCACCGCAACGCGCGGTGCAACGGGCTTCCCGATTGCTCACTATGCTGGCGCGGGCGTCCTTCAATGCGCTTACGGCACGTACACCATCGCAGCAGCGGTCGAAGATGGCGACATCTTCGAAATGTGCTGGGTTCCGGCCGGCGCTGTCGTTGTCGGAGGCTACTTCTACGGCGCCGACCTCGATACCGGCACGGAAACGCTGGACATGGACATCGGCTGGGCCGCTAACGGCGGTTCGGGAACGTATGACGCGGCCGACCCTGACGGGCTTGGCAATCTCGGTACGTTGACGGGCGATGTGTTCGCTGCTGGCAACGTGTCGCCGGTTGTGGGTCTGATGTATCCGCTGAGCGGCGTTCTGGCTGCGGGAACTCTCCCGCAGTTCACGAAGAAGACCAAGATCCAGATCGAAGCCAATACAGCGGGCAACGCAGGTCACACCGGCGTTGTCTCGGTGGTTGTCTGGTACGTGGTCGATCCGACGATTGCTGTCTGATGTCGGCTTTCATCTGGAAGGGTGACGATGAGGGGGGCGACGAGTTCGCCTCCCTCTACGGCGTCACGTTTTCGGCTGGCGCACCTGTTGACGTGGGGCATCTGCTCCCGTGGCAGGTCAACAAACTGCGGAACCATCCGTATTTCACGGAAGTTCCGCAGGATGCGCCGGAGCCGAGAGGCAACCGGGAACAGGACGAACGCGCCATCATCAAGCAACAGCTCGACGAGCTCGGCGCGAACTATGACAAGCGCTGGGGCATCGAACGGCTGCGCGCTGCGCTGGAGGGCGCGACACGCGAACCGATGGAAGTGATCGAGGGCGAGGTGGTCAATGGCTGACGCGACCCTTGCCGAGCTGCGCAACCGCGTGCTTCAGAAGCTCAAGGTGCTGCAAGCAGGCGAGACGGCGGAAGCCGAGGACACCGCACTGATCGAGGGGCTGATTGCCAGCGTCAACGAGAAGCTGCGCGACCTTGGCATTGCCTACTGGTCCGACAGTGCTTGCCCGCAGTCGATGCTGGAAGACCTCGCCATGTACGTGGCGTGTCATGCGGCTGACGACTACATGGACGGCGGGCAGGCTGCATCGTTTCGGCAGACCTATGAGCCGACAGCGGAACGCAACTTGCGGCGTCTCGTGCAGAGCGGCGAGCGGTTCAACAAGCCGACGCGGGCGGAATACTTCTGATGCGCGTGCCGATGGCGACGTCTGCGGCCTCTGCTGTTGTCACGGGGCTTGCCGAGAAGAAGTGCCACAACGTCTACCGCGAACCGCATCCGAACGACCCGCAGCGCGAGAACGTGCTGATCGAAGCGCCTGGCAGTCTCCAGCGTGCCGACTTCGCCGGCGCGTGCCGTGGGATGTGGCAGGCAGACGGCCACGCCTCGGGCAATGTGCTGATCGCGCAGGGGACGACCCTGTCCACGTTCACGCCATCGGGCAACTCGACGGGAAGCCTCACGGGGACCATTGCCGGGACGGATCGCGGGGATTTCGCATTCACCGAGACGCAGGGCTTCGGACTGTTCAATGGCGGGCTGTACGTCTCGACCGGAACGGCCATCGCGGCGGTCACGGATGCGCAGTATGCAACGCTGCTGTCTGACGCCAGCGCAACCGCGTTCACCAGCGTTGACACGCTCGGGCAGCGCGGGCTGTTCACGTATCGCAACCGGTTCGGCTTCACGGCTGTCCTCGCCCTCGATGACGTCACGGCGCTGAACTACTACACGGCAGAGAGCTCGCCTGACGACATCATCGCGGGCCGCGTGCTGGGCGAGTTCTACTACCTGCTGGGCTCGCAAACGATTGAAGTCTGGTCGCAGACAGGCGACAGCACCGACCCCTTCGCGGCGCAGGCGGGCATGACGCAGCAAGTGGGCTGCGCGTGCCGTGACGGCATCGTCAAGGCTGACAACTCGCTGTTTTTCGTGGACGAGGCGTTCAACGTCCGCAGGCTGGGTCAAGGCGGCTCGCCCATCATCTCCGAGCCTTGGGTATCTGCGGCGCTGAGATCGGCAGGCGCTGCCAACATCATCGGCAAGACCTACCAGGATCGCGGTCACATATTCATCAGCTACCGCACGCCGACCGCCTGCATGGTGTTCGACGTGCTGACGCAGGAATGGCATACGCGCGGGACGAACCTGACCGCGACGTGGCGCTACACTGACATCATCACGGCGGCTGGGCGCGTGTTCGCCTGCGATGCAACGGGCCAGTTTGACGAGCTGAGCCGGGACTATGCCTCGGAGAGCATGGCGACGGCGTCCACGATGGGTACGGAGATCGTGCGCGAGTTCACGGCGCACCTGTCGGGCGCACCAGACAGCCTGCCCATTACGACGGTTCGGCTCGAGAGTTCCAAGGGCGTTGGCGTGGCGACCGGGCAGGGCGTTGACCCTGTCGTGCAGCTTCGTGTGTCAACGGACGGCGGCAATACGTGGACCAACTGGCGCAGCCGGAAGCTGGGTGCGCAGGGCGTCTATGACCAGCGCACAGTCTGGCATCGCTGCGGGCGAACGAAGCTCGCGGGAATGGTGTTCCAGTTCCAGAAGTCCGATCCCGCGCCGGCCGCGTATCTCGGCGTTGTCGTCAATGAGGACCTGTGATGGTTGAGCGGGCGCCTAAACCGCCATCTGTCGGCGTGCCTCTGGTCGATAAAGAGGGGCGGCTGACTAACGAGTGGTACAAGTACCTGACGGGCGGAGTGAAGTTCTCGAGCAACGTCAACAGCGGCGTGGCGCTCCTGGCTCAACAGCAGGCGGCGGCAGAGGCGGCGCTTGCGGCGGAACGTGCGGCGCGGATCGTCAATGACGCTGCGGTGCAGGCTGCGGCGGGCGGTGGTGCGGCCATGACCTCAAACGCCGTGGCGTTCTCGGGCGGCGTCTCGAGCGGCGCGACGTGGGTCACGATTGCGACCGTCACGCTAACCCCGACCGGCGCGGGCGGTGATTACAGCATCACGGCTTACATTGACGGCACCATATCTGGCGGCCTGAGCGACGACGGAACGGTTGACACCAGCTTTGCGGGCAACTGGCGCATCAGGGAAGAGCTGACAAGCGGCGGCACGGAATACACGCTCGATAGCGGGACATTTACGGTGGATTACGCGGCGGCTGTTGAGGAGAGCGAGGCGGGAATACCGTTCACCATCGGTCCATTCTGGACGACCTCATTCACAGGCCTGCCCCTGACCGCAGTTCTCATTCCGGCGAACGAGGGCGCGCAGGTGGACATCAGGCTCGAGATACAGCGCGCGAGCGGAACGAACGAGATAACGGCGCCCGGCCTTTCCGGGTCAATGTCTGTAGTCTGGACGGCATAACCATGTGGGAAATCATAATTCCGGCATTCGCCAGCCTTGCGGGCGGATACCTGCAAGGCCAGGGCGGTCAGGCGGCAGCAGGCGCGCAACAGGACGCGGCGAACGCGACAACCGCGCTTCAGAAGCAGATTTACCTCGACCAGCGCGGGCTTGCCTCGCCCGGCTACATGACTGGTGGCGCTGCTAGTAACAAACTGGCCGCGCTGTTCGGCATCGCGCCGCAGAATTACGAGGCGGCATTTGGCGGCGCGATGAACAGTTCGGGCGGGCTTACGTCAGCCAATCTGGGCGCGGGCCAGAAGGTTGCAGGCCACACGGGCGGGGGCGGCAATAATACTGCTGCTGGATACCTTCTGGGCGGCGCTCCCGGCGCAATGATAGGCAGCATGATCCGCAACGGCGGCGACCAGTGGAAGACGGTTGCCACGGAAGCGCCGGGCGGCTTCAACTACGCTGCTTACATGCAGCAGCCTGACCTTCAGGCCGAGTGGGCCAAGCCTGACATCAAGGCGCTGTTCGGCGGCAACCAGGACGCATACGCGAACTGGCACTACAACCAGTTCGGCAAGAACGAAGGCCGCACGCTCGCGTCAACGACCGACACGAAAGGCACGATGCCCACGGGCGGCGCGCAGCAGGTGCAGGGCGGCGCGTCCAACCCGCTCGCGGAGTTCTACGCCTCGCCCTATGCCAAATTGGCAACGACGATCAACGACCAGCAGTTTGACCAGATCAAGGGCAACCTCGGCGCGGCTGGTAAGTCGATCAGCGGCGCTGCGGAGGGCCGCTACGCGAAGACCTTGGCCGGGAACACCTACGGCGCGTTTGGGGACTACACGAACCGGCTCGCTGACTTGGCAGGCATGAACCAGACCAGTTCGCAGCTCGCAAGCAACGCTGCGGGCAACTACGGCGTCAACGCGGGTAATGCGATGATGCAGGCCGGGAACGCCAAGGCCAATGCGCTCACGTCCGCATACAAGGGCTATGGAACCGGCATCAGCGACGCTGTCGGCGGTATCGTGGACTACGGCAATAAAAACAAGTGGTGGACGACATGATCCAGAACCCGCTTGCGGCAAGCATGCTTCAGAAGCCCATGCAGTCGGCTGCGCTTAACATGAACCCGCAGATGGCGCTGCCCGAGCCGCCAAAGAATGCGCTCATGCAAGCCATCGGCGGCGGGCTGGACAGCTTCCGCAAGAGCTTCGATCCCGCAGGTTATAAGGCCGGCAAGGACGAAGCGAAGCTTGCCGAAGGCGACAAGCTGAAACAGACGCTCGCGCTCATGCAGCAGCAACGCGCGCTTCCCGAAGCGCAGCGCGGCCAGTGGTGGCAGCAGAACGCGCCGACGATTTCGAAGATCATTGGGCAGGACGTCTCGCAGATGCCGCTGGACGTGACGAAGTTCAGTGACCAGGCGCTTGACGGGCAGATCGCGGCGCTGTCGGCGCAGGCGGGGATTGGGCCTGTCGTGCCGGAGCCGTACACGCTCGCATCTGGCGCAGAGCGGCGCGGCGCGAACAATGAGATAATCGCGTCCAATCCGATTGAGCGTGCGTCCAAGTCTCCGATCATCATTGGCAACGTGGCGTATGATCCGGTGACTTATGAGCCGATCATCACGGGGGACGCTAAACCAGAAAACCTTCCCGAAGGGATGTGGCGCGGTGAAGACGGCAAGGGACCGCCGCAGCCTATTCCGGGCTATGTGGACATGCGGACGCGGATTGCGCGCGGGAGCCAGTCGCCTAGCGCAAGCGGTGATACATATCGCCCGGCTACAGCGCAGGATTTGCAGGCGTGGGGCATCCCGGATGGTACAGCCGTCAAGATCAACAACCGCACGGGCGAGCCCCAAGTTATCTCAGGCGCGAAGCCCGCATCCGAATACACGCCATCGCAGCAAAGCAAGTTTATTCAGCAAGCCCAGACGCTTGATGCAGTCGATGGCGCTCTGAAGGCATACATCGACTTGATCGATGCTGCCGGGCCGCAGCTCTGGACGACCGGCATCGGTGGCGACAATCCAAAAGCCAAGCAACTGGACGCCGCTCGCACCGCCATTCTCATCCAGGCTAAAGAACTGTTCAACCTCGGCGTGCTGAACGGCCCTGACCTCGAGATTATCAGCTCGGCTGTTCCCGATGTGACCGGCTCCGAAGCCCTCGGAAAGTCTGCCGCATCAGCTAAAGCGCAATTGAGCGTGCTGACAGATTACATCTCGCGCGGACGAAATCAGATACCGACAGATCTGCTTGAGCGTGCGCGGCCTAACGCGAAGAAGACGCGTGTGGGCGTGCCGTTCCTTCTAGCCAAGCCGACGCCAGCAGCAGGAGCCCTGAGCCCCGAAGAACAAGCCGAACTCGAAGCCCTGCGGGCAGAGCTGGGAATGCAATAGATGCCCCCACAAGAGCCACAGATGCAGACGGCGCCAGACCCCCGCGCCGAACTCGAACGGCTGCGCAAGATGAAGCGGCTGCGCGAGCTTGAGGCGAAAGCGGGCGCCCCTTCCCTCCGTTCCGAGACTGACGCCATCATCGAGGAAGCCGCAGCAGCCATTCCTGGCGGCTTCGCGGCGTTCGATGCCAAGCCCGCAGACCCGCAGCGCATGGCGGCAATGGGCTATGTGGCTGACCCGCTCGCCAAGTCGGGGTATGCCCGTCCGCAGGCCCAGCAGCCGCGCATGGCTGACACAGGCAACACGAACAGCCTGATTGCGGACGTGGCGCGCGGCCTAGAAGCTCCCGTTAGAGGGCTCACGGGCGGCGGCCTTGAAGGCTGGGCGCGCACGACGCAGGCCGACCCGCTGCGCGGCGCTGTCGAGGCCGTGGACTTCATCAGCCCCGTTGACGACCTCGGACGCGCCTATCAGGGTGCGAAGCAGGCAGGCGCGGGCCTCATCGAAGGCGACATGGCGAAAGCGGGCGAGGGCGCCCAACAGCTTGCCATCGACGGCAGCTTCGCGGCCTTGCAGATGCTTCCGGGCTCGATGGCGGCGCGCGGCCTCAACGTGCCGAAAAACACTCTTGCGCTCAACGTGGCCGACCTCGAGCGTGCAGCCATGCAGGCCACCAGAGCCCCGCCCGTGGGCAAGCCTGCTCCGCAAGCCGCAGCCCCCCAGCCGCAGCCCGCCCCCTTCAGCGCCCCCGCAGAGCCCAAGGCGAGCGGGTTCCTGCGCAACAATGCGGACAGGATCGTTGGCGGTGGCGTGGGTGCGTTTGCGGGCAGCGCCGGGGACGCGCTTGCGGCGCCGGGAGATGGCAACGAAAGCGGTGGCCCCGACATCATCAATCCGGCGACGGGCGCTGTGGCCGGTATGCTTGCGCCGCGCTTTGCAGGGCAGGCGTGGCGATCAGGCAGAAGGGCTTCGATGCCGCCAGCCCAGCGCGCCGCCTATGACCAGCGTGTCGCCTACAAGGTTCTTCGAAACGCGCTTGCGCCCGCTGGCATCAAGTCAGCGGAGCAAGGGATTGCAGCGCTGACGGCCCGATATGGCGACAAGCCCGCGTCCATTGTCGATCTCGCGCAAGGCAATGTGGGTCTGGCTGCGAACCTGTCGCGTCAACAGGGCGCCACGGGTGAAGCAGCCCTAGCGCGCGGCGAGCAGCTTCTCGGCGGCAGGGCGGGGCGTCTCGAGCGGGATATCGGACAGGCAGCGCCTGGCCTCAACCCCGGAGCCATCACGGGCGACGTTGACCGCATGATTGCGCTTGCTCAAGAGCAGGCGAAACCGGCTTACGATGCGCTTAAACAGCAGTTCCCCGAAGGCAGCGTGCAAAGCCAGCGCCTTAGCCAGATTGAAGGCATCGGGCCGCACATCAAGGCGGTGGACGAATACCGGGCCGCGACCAAGGCGAACGAAGGCCGTGCGGTCAGTGACTTCGAGTATTGGGATCTGGTCAAGCGCGATATCGACGCCAAGGAACAGCAGCTCATCGCGGCTGGCGCGACGATGGATGACATTCGGGTCCGCAAGCTGGAAGGCGCACGGGCCGCGCTGGTCACGGAACTTGATGACCTGATGAAAGGCTATGCCGAAGCGCGGCAACTTGGCGGCGAAGCGCCCAAAATGCGGGAAGCGTTCAAGCAGGGCCAGAAGCTGCTTGATGGCAATTTCCTCGCTGATGAAGTCAGCAACATGATCCGCGAAGTGACGGGCCAGCAACTGACGGCAACGCAAGCCGGCGTCATCCGGAACATGATGAAGAAGACGCAGAGCGGCCGGACGGCGATGGCTGCGCTCATGTCGTCCGATGCGCGCAAGAAGCTGGAAGCCGTTTTCGGCAGGGAAGCAGCCGAAGCGCTGCAGGCGCGCTTTGCGGCTGACGCGGCCATCATGACCAATGCGCAGCGCGTCAGCCCGAACGTGGGCTCCGTCAGCGCGCAGGCCCTTCTAGGCGAAGGCGGCGGCGTACAGCAGGCGGCAGAGCTTGCGCAGCAGGCCGTGGCGTTCAAGACCAACCCGCTTGCGGCTGTTCTCGGCGCGCTGTCGCGCTCTGGCGCTTACAGCCAGGCTCAACGCGACATCATGGGCGAGCTGCTTCTCAGCGATGACGTTGCAGGAAGCCTCAATCGTATCTTCAGCAACCGCCCCCCACGCAATGCGCTGAACGTGGAGCCGCCTCCTGCACCGACAGGACCGCCGACTAATGCGCTGACTCCACGCAGGCCAGAGCAGGCGGGCTTCGGAGGCAACCCGACTGCCGGCGAAGGGTACACCTTCAAGCATCTGGACGCGATTAAGGATCGTTTGGCGCGCGAACAGGGACGACTAGGAGAAGCCAAGACAGCAAAAGAAAGAGAGTTCCGCGCTGTTCAAGTATCGCAAGTCGAAAAAGAGCTCGCGAATGAAATCGCGTTCCTGAAGTCCAAGGGCATCACTCCTCCAGATGAGATGTCAATCGATGAACTCGCAGCGGGGCTGGAAGGCTTTGACGGCGCGTCCATGATGCGCGGCAACCCCGAAGCCCTAGGAGCCGCAGGCGGCGCAGCCATCGGCATGGCAACCGCTCCCGACCAGAACGGCGACGGCGTTGTCGATGCTCAAGAGCGGATGCTTGGCGGCGCAGGCGGTGCGCTCACCGGAGGCATTGCAGGCCGTGCAATGTTCCGTGGTGGCGACCGTGGCGCAATCGGTGGCGGGCCGCAGGCGCAGGGCTTTGGGGGCAAGGGCAAGCCCAGCACGTTCATCGCAAACACGAAAGCCACAAAGCCGATGGCGACGGAGTTTGATGGCGTAGACATTCAGATGCCATCCGACAAATCAGGAACCGGGCGCGTTGCGATAAAGTCAGAGCGCGGTGATGGCGAAATCACGTTCACCCTCAACGAGCGCGGCGACTATGTCGTGAAGGAGTCGAGCCTTGACGCCGACATGCGCGGGCAGGGGCTTGGCGTGAAGATGTACGAAGCCCTTGCGCAACGTGCCGCTGCGTCTCGCCGCGCCATGTACTCTGACAGCCTTGTCTCTGGCGATGCGGTCAAAATCTACATGGCCTTGAAACGTCGCGGCTATAACGTGCGGCTCGCCAATCCAGACGATGTCGCGGAGAACCCAAACTTCCGCCCGTCAACTTGGGACGAAAACAAGAATGTCCTGTTCCCCGCTGGCCCTAAATCCAAGCCGGGGACGATAGTTGCAAGCCCAAGCGATCCGAGCGTGTTCAAGGTCACGAAATACGGCATTCCCGCAGTCGGCGGCGGCTCCCTGATCGTCATCATGGAACCGGACGCAGAAACCTAACCCCACCCCCACCACAAACGACCCGGCCCCGCTTCGCGCGGGGTTTTTTGCATTGGAGCCTGAGCAATGGCCGCAACTGGCGTCCCGCTGTTTATCCCCGCTGTCGCAGCCAACGGCACAGTCGCGTCATCGTTCAAGCTCAACGGCTGGGTTCCGACCTCTGCCGGCGCACCGACTGCAACGCGCCGCACGTTCTACACCGACGCCGCGCTGACGACGGCTGCGGCGAACCCCGTGACGCTGGGCGCATCCGGGCGCGTGGTCTACATCAGCCCGTCGCTGCCTTACGCGTTCACCATCACGGACGCTGCCGAGGCGGTGACGTATGACACGGTCTATGTCCCCGCAGAGCCTGACCTGGCAGAGCCCGTCAACGCGACTGCCTACGGCTTCAAGGTCGGCGGCGGCAACTCGGACGCAACCGCCAACACCACGGCGCTACAGGCAGCGCTTGACGCTAACTACTGGGTCCAGCTTCCCGAGGGTACGGCGTACATCAACAAGATCACGCACACGCGCTCCAATCGTCTCAGCGGCGCGGGGCAGAGTGCGACGATCCTGTACCGTGCAAACAGCCTGAACGATTACGCGCTGTATGCGTCTGCCCGCGATGACATGATCTATGAGGACTTCACCCTCAACATGAACCGGGCCAACAATACCGGCTCCGGATCGCATGGCGGCATCCGCCTTGAGGGTGGCTGTTCGCGCTGGCGGTTGAACAGGGTCAAGGTCACAGGGGCGCGCGGCCTTTTCTCTGGCTCGCCGGTCGGCGGTGGATTTACTTCTGTCGGCGGGGGCTCAAATGGGCAATTTTCGAATTGCTGGTTTGATGATTGTTATGATGGCTACGTGCTGTCTGCGCATACGGATGCACGCGATTTCGGAACATGGTTTACAGCCAACACGCGCAATGGCGGCCTCGTCGCATCGGCCTCGGATCGTTTCGAGTCGCATGGCGTTTATGCGTATGGCAACTCCACGACCTACGGCGGCGCGGGCCTCCAGATCATCGATAGCCCCGACAGCAAGACCTACGGCGGCACGTTCAATTCCAACACGCTGGGCCACGGCTTGCAACACAACGGCTCTGATCGCTGCGAGACGCACGGCGGCACGTTCAACAGCAACGGCATCTCCGGGCTCGATTTCTACGACAGCATCGACGGCAAGGTGTTCGGCGGATACGCGGCGTCCAACACAGTTCGCGGCATCGAAATCGACAGCGCATCTAACGGCTGCGTGGTCACGGGTATGCAGTGCGTGTCGAACACTGACGTTGATATCAGCATCTTCCGTTCGGCTGACGTGCAGCTCAATGGCTGCGAAGGCAACGTCAGGGCCTGGGACAGCGGCTCGGTATCAACGGCGACAGTCTCGGCGGGCGGTACGGGCTACACCGTTGGCGACGTGCTTACGATTGTCGGCGGGACGAAAGCCACGGCGGCAACGCTCACGGTTGCGACCCTCAGCGGCTCTGCTGTGGCGACTGTCACGGTATCAAACGTGGGCAACTACTGGACCTTCCCGACAGAGCCTGCCTCGGTCACGGGTGGCACGGGATCTGGCGCGACGTTTACATTCGTTGGCCTTGCCGAGGCGTCCAGCACTGTCCCCCGTTTGCAGATCGTCGGCGGGCATCGCTCCGACACCCTGCGCTTTGTCACCGACGCCTGCACCGAGGTGCGTCTTACCAACGTCAAGGCGACGACGATCACCGACGACAGTAACGAGATCGTCTCGGCGCTTGGATGCGATAACATCGAGAGCATTTTCGCACTGGCAGACGTTCCGACCTATGCGGATCAAGCCGCAGCGGCGACGGGCATTACAGGCGTTGGGCGTCTGTTCCGGTTCAACACAACCGGCGCCCTTGGCATAACCCTCACGTAAGGATTTTCCATGCCCGCCTTTGCATCTGACGGCACTGTCTCCTGTCCATTCCCCGCCGCATGGCTGGAGTTCTTCAACGCCGACAAGAACCAGTGGCCGGCCAACGCCTACCGCACATCGGAGTGCAGCGCATCGCGCGAGTTCTCCCACGGCTCATTCGTTGCGGCCCTGTCGGATGGCTCGTTCCCGCCCGTGTTCCTGTGGGATCAGATCAGCTACCGCGTTGTCGCCAAGGCCGCAGACGGATCGACCGTGGCGACCATCGAGCGCGTCACGGCTGATGCAGAGTTCGTGGCGTTCGTCGCTGCGGAGCCAGAGCCCGCGCCTGTCATCGTGACGCCAGAGCCCGAACCAGAGCCCGCGCCGACAGTGGATCTTGCAGCCGAGAACGAAGCCCTGCGCCGGCGCATCGCGGAGCTCGAGACGATACCGGAGCCGACGCCCGATCCGGAGCCGGAGACACACTTCGCAGACCTGATGCTGGCAGACGAGACGCTGGACGATGCCCGCGCGCGTCTCTCGCAGCGCCTGCGAGAGCTGCGCCACTACCTCATGGCCCCGGAGATCAAGGTCAACGAGGACGGCTCTGTCGGCCTTACGGGCGAGGAGCAAGCCGAACTGCAAGACCTTGAGAGACGGCAGACGCTGGGGCGCTGGCTCGACGCCTGACGCACGAACCTAAAAGGCTGGGACAATGGATGACGATTTCAACGAGCGCCTCAAGGCGTTCAAACGCGAACTGCGTGAACTTGGGGAGGACGTGGAACAACTGCGGAAACGCAAAGCAAATGGTGAGGATGTGGACCAGATCGTCTCCAAGGTGACGGCAATCGAAACCGAGATGCGGACCAAGTTCGCATCTCTGCAATCCGATAGCCAGGAAGTGCGCCACGCGCTGCAGAAGCTGGTTGAGACAATAGAGCATTTGCGGACGGACCTATCCACGCACAAGCGCGAAATTGCGCAGGTGCAGGACCAGCAAAAAGTCAGCATGTGGGCGCGTATCCCGGTTGCGGGATGGGTCCTCATGGCCGTTGGCTGCTTCGCGGTGTTGCAACTCGGCTTGGAGAGATGGGCCGAGTTTCAGGGGATGGGGCGGTAAAACTCTCGTCAGCGAGTGGGATACCAGTCTGTTTTATGGCATAAAATAACTCTCAATAAGAGGGTGCCATGACCAAGACAGTTCCTATTGAAACGCTCCGTAGAATATTTGTCTATGACGGTGAGACGGGCAATCTCACATGGTCCTTTGACGAAGGTGTCATGCCCCATGTTCGGGGCAAGCAGGCTTTCACGTCGAAGGGCAGTCACGGATACTGGCAGACCAACTATCGCGGCATCGTCATGCTTGCGCATCGCGTCATCATCGCGATGGAAACAGGCGAATGGCCCATTCAGGTTGATCATATCAACGGCGACAAGGCCGACAACAGGCGCGCAAACATTCGCCCGGTTACTCAATCAGAAAACAGAAAAAACCTGTCGCTGACCGCCAAAAACAAAAGCGGCGTCATGGGCGTTAGCTGGGACAAGGTGAACGGAAAGTGGGTCGCGAGAATTAAAGACGCGACCGGACGAATGAAGAACTTAGGGCGCTTCAAGACATTGGAGGAAGCTGCTGCCGTCAGAAAACAATCTGAGCGGCAGAACGGGTATCACACAAATCATGGCAGGATAACTAGATGACGGGCTGGGACCGGGCTGCACACTTTGGGCGATGGATGAAAGACCATGCGCCCGCATTTACAGTCGCTTTTGTAACATTCAGTGCGCTGTGGTTTGCAGTCGGGCTGGCGTGTCTGGCGCTCTACTATTTCGACTCGATGTTCTACCGGAGCCTTGCGCCGCCCGGAATGGAGTTTGCCTTTCAGTGCATTGGCATCGTGTTCCGCACGTTCGTCATCTTCGGCGGCCTCGCGATTGTCTGGCTCAAGACAAACAAGATCAACCCCGCTGCCGGCCGCACGCTGCGCTTCATCTGGGTGATGGGCCTGCTGGCTTGCGGTGTCGCGGCTTTGGGCTTCGTGACCGAGGGGAATGACTACCACTACCGCAAGAGCGCAGCCGTCACGCAGACCGAAAGCGCATCGACGGAAAGCGCCGACACGATCATTGCACGCGCCGAGAAGGAAAAGGTGGCGATACGCGCCGACCGTGACCAGTTGGTAGCAGCCGCGCGTCAGTCGATGAACCTCGTCCTCGATGACGGCAACAGCCGCAACGATGACGTCTCGACCTATGAACGCAACATCGCGCAATACCAGACCGAGGCGCAAGCCAAGCTGGACGAGCAGGACGCGAAGATTGCAGCCGCAGAGACTGACCGCCTCGGCGCGCGTCAGCAGGCGACGGAAGCGGCCATTGGCGATCCGGCCTTGCCCGCCGTGTTCCAGGCTCCCGCGCGCTATTTCCCCGGCTTCGATGGCGTGACGTTCCGTGACGCCTTCGCGCTGTTCTGGGTGATCTTGCTCGAGGCGTGCGGATCTGTCGGCGCGCAGGCTTTGCTTGCCGTCCAGATGGGCATGTCGAAGCGCAAGGAAGCGCAGGAGAACGGATCGCGCGGGGGGCGCACAACTGCCCGCCGAAGGCTGATCGAGGACCTACGCAAAGCCAGAACCGAAACCAAAGCCGATCTCTCGGAGGACAAAGACAATGGCGATAGAAATTCTCCGCCGCAGGCCGCCGAGTGAGCTGTACCCGTCGCGCGCGGCGGTTGACCTCATACGGCACTTCGAGGGCCTGAGCCTTACCGGCTACCTCGACCCTATCGGCATCCCGACGATTGGATACGGCAGGACCGGGCCGGTTGCGGTTGTCGGCAAGCGCATCACGCTCGCTGAAGCCGACGCGCTGCTGGACGAGGACGTGGCGAGCCATGCGCAGATTGTGCGTGACCAGATCACAGTGCCGCTCACGCAAGGCGAGTTCGACGCGCTGACGTCGCTGGCGTTCAATCTCGGGTACATCCCGAAATCGTTAAAGGCCTGCTTGAATGGCGGCGTGACGGACGCGGGCAAGGTAATGACGCCGGGCAGCTACGGCTCGGCGCTGTTGCAGTTCCCGCGCAACTGCCGCGCTGCGGGCATCCCGCTGAAGGGCTTGTACCGGCGAAGGCTGGCCGAGGCGTGCCTGTTCTGCGACCTCCCGTGGGAGAACGCTTGCAGCATCTCGGTCATCAAGCTGCAAGTGACCGAAGGCGGGCAGATCGATCGGAACGAAAGCACGTCGCTCGAGGACACCCTCATGCGTGCGCGGCTCGATACGTCGAAGCCGCCCGACACGTCATCCACCATCAAGAAACCGTGGTCAGAGCTGATCGCGAAAAAGGCTGAGCCTGAAGCCGTGCCGGCGACAGGCGAGGCGGAACCAGCGGAGAAGGAAGCCCCCCAGCCCAACCCTCCGCTGGTGTCTGCTCCCATCGAGAAACCGGCGCTGCGTGGTCCCGCGCCGGCTACGGCGGGGGGGATTGTTATTGCCTCCCCGCCGACTACGCCGGCCAAGCCTGCGCCGCCTCCGAAGCTCCCTGACCCGCCTGTTCCCATCGGCCAACAGACCGGCGCTGTAGACGCTGCGAGAAAGTCGGAGGAGTGGTCATCCAATGCCAAGTCGATGATCTACTCCCGCCGATTTTGGGGCCTTCTCCTGGTTGTGGCGGGCCGTGTCTGGATGCTCAAGACTGGCAGCAACGCGGTTCTTGGCGCTGTTTCTGATCCGCTCGTGATGGAGATGTTCTCAGGCTTCATGGTCATGATTATTGGAGAGATCATCCAGCATATTGGAGAACGCAAAGCGACACGGCCTCTCAAATGATGGCGCTGTGGATGGGCCTCCCACAATGGGCGCGAACCGCGCTCCTGTGGTGCGGCGCGCTGTTCATGATGGCGCTGACCGGCAAGTTCCTGCTGTCGCAACACGACAAGCGCATCCGCAGGGAAGTGAACGACCAGCGCGACAAGGAAGCGGCTGAAGTCGAAACCGCAGTTATCACTCAGATCACGGAAAACACAAATGAAGTCGTTCGCGAGGCTGATGCTGTGCGCAGCCATACCGCTGTTGTCGAGCTGCCAGACGGAACCAAAAGCCTCCCCGAATATCATTTCCGCGACTAGCGGCGCGATCTGGAAAGAGGCGCTCTGCACCACGGGGACGCCGATCCTGATCTCGCGCGGCGACGTGCTGACGCTCCCGACCGCCGAGGCAATCGGGGACCACAACAACGCGATCTTCTGCGCTTGTCCGGAGAAGCGGCCTCCGGCGTTTGATGCCGCCATTTGCAAAACATAGGAGACTTGACGTGAACATTCTCGGGCTGGAAATCACAAGCAAGGGGGGCGCCGTGAACTGGATGAATGTTCGCCGGTTCTTCTACGTTGCAATCGTCACCTGGCTGGTCGGCGTTCGCCTGATCGGCCTGAACCCGTTCGATGACAAATCCATCGGGCTGGACACCATCCTTGACGGCCTCGCGCTGTATGCGGTGTGGCTGATCGTCTGGCACATGCTCTGGTCGCTGCGTCCGAAGTTCAGCTAATTGCAGGTACGTGTAACGAACCCGGCGATGCTCGGCGCTGTCGCGCTGTGTGTCGCCGGGACCGTCGGCGCGTGGGTGTTTGTCGCCGGCCATGCGCATGATTGCGCGGCGCGCTGGGCTGATAGCGGCCTGCGTGTGACCTACCGCGACGGGCAATGTCTCGTTGAAGCTGGCGGGCGGTTCTACCCTGAACGGGTAATCCGGGTGCATGTGCGGCAATGAGATGCGTGCCGTTCTGCAAGATGCTGCTTCTGGCAATCTCAGGCGCAAGCGCGCTGGTCTGGTTCGCGGTGGTGTTGGGGCGGCTTTGAAGGTGCGACAGACCCTCTAGCAACGCCTTGAATCATCACGGCGCGGCTATTGTCTCACCTTGCCAATAGCGCCTTGATCCGTCACGCTTTGTCCTTTCCCCTAGGGACTGCCAGCGGTTTTGCAAGCATCTGTTTTGCTTGCGGTTTTCTGAGAATTGTCGCACCCGGAAGGATGGGTGAGACAGACCGGCCAAAAACAGCGCCCATTGCATCGTCTGCCAGACCGGCCCGCTGAGCCTTCGCGGTGTATGTCGCAGCCTGCTGGTGCGTGCTGTGGCCGAGTACCGCCATGATCTGATGTGGCGTGCAGCCCGCCTCGGCCATTCGCGCCGCTGTGGCCTTCCGAAGCCCGTGGAAGCTGCAATCAGGGTGTACCCCTGCCTCCCGGCACCATTCCCGAAACTTGTTCTGTAGGCCCTTTCCGGTGGCGAAGGGCTGGCCGTAGGCCGTTTCCAGGTAGGTCAGGCCCTTGCCCTGCCATGCGTCCAGCGCGGCACGCAATGGCGGAGCTATGGGAACGTCGATCGACACTGGCCGGCGCCCGGCGTTCTTCGCCTGGACAAAGCGCAAGCGCCCGTCGCGCTCATGCGGCCTGCCGATCTTCACGGCGTCGGATATGCGCTGGGCTGTGTAGAGCCCGATGGCGTAAGCCGTCCTCGCCTGCGTTCCGAGCGGGTGCTTTTCCTCATATGCCTTGCAATCTTCAGCCGTCCACGTCCTGTGGCCTTCGGTGACGTTTGGCTTGCGCCTGATGCCTGCCGTTGGATCTGACGGGACCAACCCGTCATCGCAGGCCAGCCGGTACACGGCGCGCAACGCGGCGAGGAAGTCCTTGCCCTGCGCATAGGTCCGCGTTTTCACCCCCAGCCGGATCGTCATTGGGTCGATCATCGCGGGCAGATGGCCTATCTTTTCGTCCAGCGCTTCAAGCAGCCTCTCGCGCGGGCGCTGCGTCAGCCTGCGGTCCAGCGCCTTGAAATCGCGGCTCGTCAGGTAGTGGCGCACGATATAGCCGAATGTCCCCCGTCGCGGTCCTGTGGAGCGCACGGGCGGCGCGGGCTCGCCATTGCGGGCTGCGAAGTAGGCTAGGGCAAACTCCTCACTGCCGGGCTCGCCTTGCAGCCTGACACGCGGCTTTCCCGGCGCCCTGAAATACCAGCGCACCTTGCCGTGTCGGCTCACGTCGCGCGTGATGCCTTTCCATTCGATCGATGCCATATCCGGCCTCACAGGCGAACCCCAGCGTAAGGGTTAGCCTCGACCGTTGGCAATTCGTTAAGCGTCTCCTCCAGTTCCGTGCGCAACCAGAACATCCGGCGCGTTTCGGGATACTGGCGGGCCTTGGGCATATGTCCGCGCTCAACGAGCTTGTCGAATGTCGTGGGGGATACCCCGACGAACTCGGCAGCCTGGCGTCGATTGAGCGCGAACGTGCTCACTTCTCCCCGCTCCCCGCTAGTGCTGCGCGTGCGGCATTGAGATGCTCGACCATCAGCCCGGTGAGCGATATGCCAAGCAGTCGCTTTGCGTCTTCGGTGCCAAGCGACTCCAGCCTTTGCTCACCTTCGTCAGCAAACGGCTTCAGCGCCTCCCGCAGCCTCGCATTCTCCCGCTCCAGCTCTTCGAGCCGGATGGCTGCGGCGCGGAGGTCATGCGCTGCGGCTTTGTCGGACTCGTCCAGTTGGAGTGCCGTCAGCGCCTCAATCAGTACGGCTGTTGGCGTCGTGCTCATGGGCGGGGGTCCTTCATTTCACTCAACGGTGTGCAACAACAGGCGCATGGCGTGCGCTGCGGCTGACGTGTCCCATTGCGATTTGTCGATTTGCACGCTTTTCATTGCATCGCCGCGCTCAATGGAAATCAGGTAGTGCGTAAAGTCCGGCTCGTTGCCGCCGCGCCGTCTCAGCGTGACGCGATATTCCAGAAGCTTTTTCAAAACTTCGAAGTCGGTCATTTCGGGCATCATGGGCGGGGGTCCTGTGCTGCTGGAGGGGCGGCGTCGATCATGGCGCGCCACGTGTAAGACGGCAGCGTGGGGCGCGGAAAATCCGTAGAGCGAAGAACGTCTCGCGCCTTGAAAAACGCTGACACCATCTCTTCCGTCGCCTCCCTCGGCACAAGCGCATGTGTGTCTTGAAGCGCGTCGAGATACGCGGTGACGGCGGCGTGGGCTTGGTCTAAAGCTGCGCTCTTCTCAGGATTGTCGAGGCGATGCCAAGGCCCAAGCGCGCTCATATCAATCATGGCCCTTGCAGCCGCCTCCAGCGCGCGTTCGTGGGGGTGGGTCATCTCTTCCTCACAGGCCAGAGCCACACAACCAGGAACATCACCACGCCCACAGCAGCCATCGGCGCGGCGAGCATCACGGCGTTATAGAGGCGGTCGATTTCGTCGGGGGTCATGCTTCCTCCACCCGCACAATGATGTGGTCCAGCAAGTCCGCCAACAATCGCATCTCGGCCTCTGGCGTGCGGCCGTCACGCACAAGCCTCCGCATCAGGCGCTCGCAGTCAGCGCGGATGGTGTCGTCAACGACGGGGCGCGGGGCGTGGGGGCGGAGGGGGATGACGTTGCTCATATCGCCCTCCGCAGCTTGGCGCACGTCGAGCGCACCACGTTGACGGTCTGGCGCTTGCGCATGTGGTCGGTGAGATTGAACGCCGACACCTCGGCAGAGCGCGACAGGTGGCGCTCAAGATCAAAGGCGGGGCGGGTGAGGGATTGAAGCTGCGCGATCATTTCGACACCGCCTTCCGCGCCGCACGGGCTTCCGCCTCGTCCTGCGCTGCGCCCTCTTCAGCGACCAGGTCGTCGATGGCGTCCTGTTCGGTGGAGCCCCAGCCGACGATGTAATCCTCGTCGTCGCCTTCACGCGTCGCGCGCCAGTCGTTGTTGCGCATCGGGATAGGCGGGTGGACGTACTCGGTGATGATGCGGCGGGCGCTCATGCTGCACCCATGAGACGCTCGTCACGGGCCGTGTCGTAGGCGTGGTCAATCGCCTGCGCTTCCATGTCGGCGGCGGCGTCCTCGCAATACGAGGCGTAAGCGCGCCACGCGTTGCGGTCGATCTCGGCGCGCTCCACGGTCGAGGTGGCCGACATCGGGATTGCTTCGTATGCGGACGCGCTGAACAGCTCGCTGCTGTCGGCGGGCATGTCGTCCACGATGGCGTCCAGCATGCTGTCAAACACGCGGCGCGCGCGGTTGGCGGGCAGGCCCGCCTCAATGGCGCAGTCAACAGCCAGCCAGATCGCGCGGCCAGCTTCCGCGCCGCTAAGGCTGATTGTTTCGGCTTGTCTCTCTACGGCGGTGATCATGTTGGCTCCTCTTTCGTTGGAGCCAATGTGCACTAGGTGCACGTCACCTTGCAAGTCTTATTTGTGCACCGCGTGCACTTTTTTCTAGGCCGTCTTTTTCGTTGTGTTAGTGAGTGCCTGGAGAACGGCTTGCGCCTTGGGGCGTTCGGCGGGCGGAATGCGGTCCCATATCGACCAGATCGCCTCGGGCGCTGTGGGGTCGCGGACAAGCAGGTCAGCGGGTTCGCACATCAGCGCATACGATGCGGCCTCAAGAAAAGCCTGATGGTAGTCGAGTTTCCCGGTTTCGATCTTGGAAACAATCGTCCGGTCAATGCCGATCCGCTCAGCAAGCCCTTCCTGCGTAATGCCGCGATGCTTGCGCCATTCGCGCAGGAAGATGCGTTGCCGAGGCTTCTTCTTGATCATGGCGACATCGTTCGCCCCCGTTCGTCAACGTCTATGGCACGCCGTGCACATTTTTATAAGGGAGGGCCTTGACCCGAATGTGCACTCAGTGCACGTTTGGTGCATGACATTCGCCAAGTGGTTAGAGCTTTCAAGCATCGACGACGCCAGGGCGGCGAAGCTGTTCGCGCGCGACAGGGCACATATTTCGAAGCTGCGCCGGGGCAAGGTCACACCGTCTTACGAGCTGATGCTGCTTATCCGCGACAAGTCGGACGGCGCCGTGACGCTCGACAGCTGGGCCCCCACGCGCAAGCTGGCGAGGGCCAGCTGATGTCAGCCCCGCTTCAGTTGCACGACGTTGCTGGAAGCCTTGCGCCGCCGCCCTTTGGGCAGGCTTTCGATGTACTGTTCGGCCTCGTACCGCAGGATTTCGTCCAGCACTTTCCGGTTAAGCCCGCACCAGAATTTGAAATCCTCGACCGTGGCAACGCAGGTGTCGATCACGGCGATATCGCCGTCCTTGGTCATTCCGTAGATCGTGCTGATCACGCGGTTCGTGACCGGGCAGAACCTCTGCTCCCCACGGCTTACGAGTTTGGCTGTGTCGGTCATTCGGTTCCCCCCGGTTGCCACGCCTCTGTGTGCGATACTGTACAAAACGTCGCACCCAATCCGGGGTCAACCCCAAAAGTTCAGATTTCGTGGGATGTTCTTGCGCATCCCACACAGAATTCGCGCGTCCCAACCGCGCGAACGGCAGCGGGGCGCCCAATCCCCCCCGGACCCCACGCCCCGCTGCTGACCCTTTCAACCCCCGTCCGTGGTCCGGTCGGGACTGCCTGCGCTTCGGCGCAGGCCTTTTATTCAGCGGTGTGCGCATGACGCGCCTCTGGTTCACCGTGCCAGGCCTTGTGCGAGGGAAGGGGCGTCCACGCTTCGTATCCACGCCGCGTGGCGGGCGCACCTACACGGATGCGCAGACGGCGTCTTACGAAAACCTCGTGAAGCTGTGCGCCAAGTCGGCCGGCGCACGCATCTCCGAGGGGCCGCACCGCGTCGAGATTGTCGCCTATTTCGCGCCCGCTCCGTCGTGGCCGAAGAAGCGCATTGCGGCCGCGCTGGCGAACGAAATCGCGCCCGCAGTCGTGGACCTCGACAACGTCGCGAAAGCGATCATGGACGGTCTAAATGGGGTGGCTTGGGTTGACGACAAAAGTGTCTGTGAGCTGATCGTCATCAAGCGCTTCGGCACAGAGCCGCGCGCCGAAGTCTCCATATCGCCCGCCATGCGTCAGCAGGTGGCGGCATGAGCAAGCACGGCGAGGGCATGGCGTTTCTGCGTGACGCGATCAATCGCGACACGGACGAATGCATTCTGTGGCCGTTTGGCAAGTATCGCCACAATGGATACGGCGCGATCTACTATGAGAAGCGCAATCGCTGCGTTCATCGCGTCGCGCTGATCATCACGACAGGTGAAGACCCGGCTGGCATGGACGCCGCGCATTCGTGCAACGTGCGCGCTTGCGTCAACGTCCGTCATCTGAGCTGGAAAACGCGGCTCGCCAACACGCACGACAAGTATGAGCACGGCACGATGATGCGCGGGCGCTCGTGCTGGAAGAACGTCTTTTCCGAAGAACAGGTTCTAGAAATCGTTAGCCTGCTTGGCGTCGTGTCTCAGCGCAAGATCGCGGAGCGGTACGGCGTCACACAGCAAGGCATCAGCGACATTGCCACTGGCCGCAACTGGTCATGGCTCACAGGGCGAACCCGTGGAGGCGACCAGAATAGGGCGGCGTGAGCCGTCTAATATGGTCGGGCGATGGCCTTCTCCTCCCTCCACGGGCGCCCACTCAAGGGCGAAGCAAGGAGCGAAGGCCGAAAATGGAGAAGGAGGACCGCATGGGCGGCCTACCGATTATCGGCGCTGATGACCGAATGCGTCAGCAGCGCGGTGTTAAACTCATGGTGCTTGGACAAGCAGGCGTCGGCAAGACTTCGTTGCTGCGCACACTCGACCCCTCGACCGTGTTGTTTTGTGATCTTGAGAGTGGGGACCTCGCTGTTCAAGACCTGCGTGTGGACCAGCTGCGCCCGCAGACATGGTCCGAGTGTCGCGACCTGGCTTGTTTCCTTGCCGGGCCGAACCCGAACGTCAGGCCGAAAGACGTCTATGGGCAGGAGCATTACGACGCCTGCATTCAACGCTTCGGCTCGCCCGATGCGCTGAAGAAATACGACACGGTGTTTATCGACAGCCTGTCGGTTGCCGGCCGTCTCTGCTTTGCGTGGGCTGAACACCAGCCCGAAGGCTTTAACGCCAAAGGCGAGAAGAACTTGTTGGGCGTTTATGGTTTGCTTGGACGCGAACTGGTTCTCTGGATCACGCGCATGCAACACGCGCGGATCACCAACATCGTGTTCGTTTGCTTGCTGGACGAGAAAGAGGACGACTTCAAAAGGAAGTCGTGGGCTATGCAGATCGACGGGGCGAAGGCCGCGCGTGAAATCCCCGGCATCGTGGATTGCTGCGTCACCCTCGCAATCATCCGCCCCGACGACGGCGAGCCCTACCGCGCCTTTGTGACGAACCCGGACAACCCCTTCGGCTTCCCCGCGAAGGACCGCTCCGGCCGTCTCGACCCGATGGAAAAACCCCATCTGGGCGACCTCTTCAACAAGCTGAACGACACGGCGCGCGGAGCATCCGCCAAGACGACACCGCGCGCCGCTGCCTGATCAATCCCCATCAAGAGAAAGAACACGCATCATGTCTATCGACTTCAACCTGGCCGAACGTCAATCCGCTCCCGCCGGCGAGCCGATCCCTGAGAACACCGTGGCGCCCGTCATCATGGCCCTGCGCGAAATCAAGACGGGCAAGTCCGGCGCGCAAGGCCTCGACGTTGAGTACACCGTCACCGCCGGGCCCTACAAAGGCCGCAAGGCGTGGGGATGGGTCGGCATCGCGGGCAACGGCTCCGAGGGCCACAACACCATGGTCCGCATCTCGCACGCGGCGCTGCGCGCCATGCTCGAGAGCGCCTACGGCATCGACCCGGCAGACGACAAGGCCGCCGCGATGGAAGCGCGCCGCATCAATGAGTGGGAAGACCTCGACGGCCTTGAGTTCGTCGCGCGCTTCGGGATCGAGAAGGCCACCGACTACGTGGACCAGCGCACGGGCGAGACGAAAACCGGCAAAGCCAAGAACACGCTTCGCGCGGTGACGCCGGATGACCAGGACTATGCCGGCTTCACGCCCGCGAAGAAGGGCAAGGCCGTCTCCAAGGCCAACGGCACGCCAGCCGTGTCTGCACCGGCGGGCAACCGCCCGGCCTGGGCGTAACCGGGCAGGGGGCGGGGTAACTCTCGCCCCCACGCTGGGGCAAATACAATGACAGATGATCCAGACAACCTGGCGACCGTTGCGGCGGCCGCCACGCTCAAACGCATGCTTGGCGAACGCCGGCACGCGGTGACCGATAAAGAGGCGTGGTTTCTCGCGTTCACGTCAATCAACACATGGATACAGGCCCGCACCTGCAACTGGGCCACGCGTCGCGGCACGCCGCGTTGCGGTTCGCCCGATGCGATGACGATCGGCTTTGCCGAGGCGGCGTTGCCGCTCATTGCGGACAAGGCCAGCGGCCTGCCGTGGGCTGAGCCGCTGGGCCGATGGTCGCGGGTGGACGTGGCGAAGCTGTTCGCCATCGGCGCGGAAGCCATTGAGCAGACCCGCATGCAGACGCTTGAGGACCCCACAATAGAGGAGATGCCAGCGTGAGCATCCGACACAAGCACATGGACATCGAAGCAGCCAAGGCATCGGCGCGCGAGGCTGCGAGCAAACGGACGTGTGAGGGGTGCGCGTACCTGCGCACGCAATTGCGGCCGATGTGCCAGGCCGAACACGGGCCGCACTTCCGCATGGCGCGCGACACGTACAACGAACGCTGCGGCGTCTACGCCGTGCGCGGGCGTGACGGCAAGCCGGTCGAGCGCAAGCCAGAACCAGCGCCGCCGCCAGTGGAGAAGCGCAAGCGGATGCGGCTCGTGGAGGTGCGCGGCACGAACCGCGTGGTGAGTGAGGCTGAATATGACAGGCTGCTGAACGCGGGGAGGAAGCGCGCATGATCGACCTTAATCCGGGCTCGATGGTCCGCACGGCAGACGTCGCCGCCATCCATGCGCTTATCGACGGGCTCCCGCCGCCGGCAGAGAAGCGGCGCACGTATGTCGGCGCGTCCGCTATCGGCTCGCCCTGCGAGCGGAAGGTGCAGTATGAATTCCTCGGCACGCCGCATGACGAGGGCTGGCGGTTCAGCGCGCGCACGCTGCGCATATTCCAGCGCGGGCACCTGTTCGAAAGCATGGCCGCGACGTGGCTCGTGGACGCCGGTTTCCATCTCAAGCAGACGGGGCGCGATGGCAAGCCGCTGGGCTTCAAGGTGGCCGACGGCTCGTTCGCCGGTCACGTTGACCGCGTCTGCACGGGCGGGCCGCTGCCTTTGGAGTATCCCTTCATCTGGGAGCACAAGGCGCTGGGGGCGAAGAGCTGGAAGGCCATCGAGAGCAAGGGCCTGGCGAAAGCCAAGCCCGAATATGCGGATCAGGTTGCAGTCTATCAGGCCTATCTCGGCCTCACGGCGCCCGCGCTGTTTCATGCCACCAACGCCGACACGATGGAGGTGCTTCTAGAGTTCGTGCCGTTCGACAAGGCGCGAGCTCAAGCCGCATCCGACCGCGCCGTGTCGATCATTCTCGACAGCCGCGCCGGGGCCATGCGGCCGCGATGCACCGAGACGCCCGAGTTCTACGCCTGCAGCGATTGCCCGTTCAAGCGGAGGTGCTGGTCTTGATCGACTTTAATTCTGCTCCACGCCAGTCAGTGCTCGAGGACGCCACGTTGAAGCGCGAGCGGGTCCGCAAGGGCCTGCAAGCGCGCGTGCGTGACTTCGTGCGCTATCTGTACCCCCGCGCGATCATGACCGCACGGGACGCACGCATTGGCGACGCCAGCGGCGCACGCGGCTACAGCATGTCCATCAGCCTCACGGCCGACGAGACAGCCGGGCGCTACATCGACCACGCCAACGGCAACGAGAAGGGCGACATATTCGGGCTCTACGCCGTCGCCCACAATCTCGACCCCCACCGCGACTTTCCGCAAATCCTGGCCGAGTGCGACCAGTGGCTAGGCGGGGCCCCGGCGCCACGGGCCGAGGTGCGGCACAAGGTCGAAGCCGCAAAGCCCGTCGAGCCCGAACCCACCAGCACTATCGAGGCGAAATACGTCTACCGCGACAAGGCGGGCAAGAAGATATGCGAAGTCGCCCGCATGGCCCTGTCCAACGGGAAGAAGACGTTCGTGGTGCCCGGCGGCATGCCAACCCCGCGCCCGCTTTATGGCCTCGAGCGGTGGCATACGTCCGCTTTTGTCGTATTGGTCGAAGGCGAGAAATGCGCCGACGCCCTTACCTCAATTGGGGTAGACGCCACCACGCTGATGGGCGGCTCGAGCACGATCATCGACAAGACCGACCTGACGCCGCTCGCCGGCAAGACGGTCATTCTCTGGCCCGATAACGACGCGCCAGGCTTCAAGCTGATGGACGAGATGGCCGGGCCCCTCACCGCCATCGGCTGCATTGTCCAACGCCTCAACCCGCCCGCAGGCAAGCCCGACAAATGGGACGCGGCTGACGCCATTGCCGAGGGCTTCGATGTCGTCGGCTTTCTCAAGGCCCGGGACGAACCAGCGCCCCCCACCCACGGCCTCACCGGCCAGTGGATCGATGACATCGCCTACGCCTACGAGCCCGAGCTGATCGAAGGGCTTATTCCCTCAAATGGGGTAGGGGTCATCTACGGGCCGTCCAGCGCGGGCAAGTCGTTCATCACGGTCGATTGGGCCATGCGGATCGCCAGCGGCGGGCGCGTGCTTGGACGGTTCACGGAAGCGTCAGGCGTCCTCTACTTCGCAGCCGAGGGCCAAGGCGGCCTGCGCAAGCGTCTCGTGGCCGCACGGCAGGCGCACGGCATGGACGATGTCGTCCTGCCGCTCAACTACCTTCCGGCGCTGCTGGACCTGTCCAGGGCCGAAACAGGGGACGTCGAGAAGCTGTCCCTCTATGCCGAGGACGTCGCCCGGGAGATGCGGGCGCGCGGGGCGCCCCTGCGCATCGTGGTCATCGACACGCTGGCCGCCGCCGCCCCAAGCGCCGACGAGAACGCCCAAAAGGACATGGGGCCCATCATGCTCGCCTTCCATCGGATGGCGAACAGGCTGGGGGCCGTGGTCCTGCTGGTGGCGCACACCGGCAAGGACGTCGCACGGGGCCTGCGTGGCTGGTCGGGGATCCGCGCCAACGCCGACTTCGCCATCGAGTGCCGCGTGGACAAGGACGAGGACACCGGCGAGACGTCCAGGCGATCCCTCTGGCTCGAGAAGGCCAAGGACGGCCGCGACGGCTTCACCCTGTCAGACTACGCCCTGCGCGTCGTCGAGATGGGAACCAAGCGCAGCGGCGAACCCGACACCACCTGCCGGGTGGACTATGTCGAGCCCCCGCCAGCGGCCACGGAACCAGCCGGCAAACCCCTCTCCAAATCCGCCCGGCTGGTCATGACGCTGCTGTCCGAAGGGCCGAAATTCGTGAAAGAGCTAGTGGAAGAAACTGGCCTTAAAAGGCCAACAGTGCAGTTGATCCTTTCAGATTTGGCTGTTGCCAAGCACGTTTATGCCAAGGAGGCTGAAGGAGCCAAGCTTTGGTACGTGTTGGAAAACGAGGCAACACCTCATGTCTAATCTTTTCAATGGCTTAGGTGGGGGTGTTGCTAGGTGTTGCTAGGTGTTGCTTCTGGTCTGCGGACACCGGGTGGTGTGTTGCTCTTTTCGGAGCCCCCTTTAGGGGGGCCGAAAGCAACACCCGGCCCGGGCCAACACAACAGGAAGGAAAATTCTTTCTTTCGTTTGGTCCGTGTTGACCGCCCCGCCGACCCCCGGCACAACCATCAGGCGAGTAGTCCGCTAGTGACCACCGCAGGACCGGACCACGGGCACCACACCAGGAGCCCGACCATGACCAACCACTCGCAGTGCCTGAACGAATTCCGAGACGCGTCCGCAGCCGTGCGGCTCGCCTTCGCCGCCTTGAGTGAGGCGCGCGAGGTGCAGATCATCGCCAACCGCGCTCACGCCGATTGCAACGAGGCGTATGTCTCCGCGCAGTCCCGGCTCGATGCGGCTGACGCTGCCCTGCTGGCCGTCCGCGCCGATGCACCCGCGCCGGCCGACATCGACACGACCCGCATGCCATCGCCCTTCGGCCAGCCGGTCGATAACGCACGCTTGCCCACCTTCGGCGTGCCGTTCGCCCAGATGACCGCCAACGGCGCCGGCGAGTAGGGGCGCACCATGGGGCGATTGGGGCGACCGCGAAAACAGGGGCAACGCTACCCGTCAGGGGGCTTGCGCCCGACCGAGGCGGAAATCGAGCGCCGGAAAACACCTCGGGGCGAGGTGATCGAGCCAACAGCCGAGACGATGGCCCGCAGGATGGCCCTATTTGGCGATTGGAAGGCCGTACGTGAGGAAGTCTGTCCCGTCGATAGGGTGGCCGCCCGACTGACCGAAGAACAGTACCACGCAGGCCGCTACGCCCGAACCGTCTATGCCCGGTACGTAGTCGCCATCCGGGCTCCCCGGGTGACGGCCGGGCAGCTCCGTGACTTCGTCCAAGGTTCGGGCGAAGGCGGGATGACGCTCGACCAGGCGCAGGCCGCCGTGGCCGAGTACCTCGAGGTGGTGACAGCCATCCGGCGCTATTCGTATCGGTCGCTCCGGGAGGTGCAACGCGTCATGCACGGCTCGCCCCCGCGTTCGCTTGACGTGTTGGCTATCGGCTTGACCGCCCTTGCGGATCACATGGGCATGTACAAGCGGGAGGCGGCATGAACCCGGATCAGGTCGCGCTGTTGATCGGGGTGATTGCGGCCGCGCCGCTTATCGTGTGGATCGTCTGGAAAGCGATCCGGCATGGGAGCGGGAATACGTAGGCTTTACAGCGCCCACAAATCGCTTTATTTGGTAAATTCAGAGTGGCGGTTCCTGTGTGGAGCCGCCATTTTCCGTTCCGGGGCGCCATGATCCTACCGACGCGTGAGGTTGTGGCATCCATAGAAGCCGCGCGCTGGTCCCCCGATCCCGAAACCACCGCAACCCTTGAATTCATCGTTGTTTCCCTGACCGCTCCCGATGCGGCAG